AGGTGCTGGAAAAAGCGTCTCAGTGGGTTGCCAGTTACGTCGGCACTGTGCGCCCGACCGTGACGTACATCTTCGTGCTGGAGTTGGTCGTAATCAACTTTTTCATGGCGCTATATGTTTGGCATCACCCTGAGTTGATTAAGAGCGTAGACGACATCATCAAGTACTCCGACCTGATCTTCTCCAGCGACGAGATGGCGATGTTGGGGGGTGTGATTGGCTACTGGTTTGGATCACGCGGTTGGCAGAAAAAATGATTGGTTTGTATGCCATCGTTCATGTGCCAACAAACCGCGCCTACGTTGGTAGCTCTATCAACATTAAGCGCAGAATAAAAGAGCATATGACTGACTTGCGTTATGAAAGGCACCATTGCGCGTACCTACAAAACGCTTGGCTAAAGTATGGGGCAGATCAGTTTGTTGTCAAAACACCGGCTTCGATGAACGACGGGATGCAGGCGCGTGAGTTAGAGCAAGCCTTTCTTGACTGCTTTATGGGTGAGCTGTTTAACACCAATCCAGCGGCTATTGGAGGTGCGTGGGGCGATTACAGCGCGGCCCGTAGATCTGATTGGCACATGAAGACTGTAATGCAGCGTTTGACGCCAGAGGAACGAAAGGCAAGATACGGCAAGACCAAGGGGTCGAAGCGAGACGGAAAACCGTATGCTGTTGGAGCCGCAAAGCGGCTTTCTGACCCAGAATATCGCGGCAAACTAAGCGCCGCTTGCAAGGGCAAGCGTCAGGTGGTTGAATGCCCTCATTGTGGGTTAATGGGTGGTGGCGGTAATATGCGGCGCTATCACTTTGACAAGTGCGGGAGCAAGAAGTGAAACTGAGCAAAGCTGGCGCTGACCTGATGCACCAGTTTGAGGGGTACAGAACGCGCCCCTATCTATGCCCCGCGCACATCTGGACGATTGGCTATGGCCATGTGCTGTACCAAGACCAGATCAGGCTCCCGATGGCGCGTGTGCCGGATAAAGACATACCCATGATCCGCAAAGAGATGCCGCTCAAACCGGAGGACAATCGTGTCTGGAGTAAGCAAGAGATCGAGGAACTATTCGCGCAAGATGTCGCATCTTTTGAACGTGGTGTTCTACGACTTATTCCCGGCGTTGTTGGCCGTCAAGGCAGCTTTGATGCTCTGGTCAGCATTTCCTACAATTTCGGGCTAGGCAACCTCCAGCGATCAACCATCCGTATGAAGGCCAATCGAGGCGAGTGGGAAGCCGCCGCCGAGGCGTTCATGCAGTGGACCAAGGGCGGCGGCAAAGAATTGCCCGGACTCGTCAGGCGACGCAAAGCCGAGCGCGCGCTATTCCTTTCGCAATAGGCTGCGATACGCTTCAAGCGCCGCCCGTAGATCAAGCCTAAGATGATCTAGCATATCCTCTTGTTCTCGTATCTTGGCGTAGGATTCCGCTGCGAATTTCGCCAGATTCGCCTGGCTCCACGTTGCGAAATCTGGCCCCTCCGTGCTGGTTAGACGGTACATGTCGTTCCTCGGTTGAAAATCTGTGCTCATTACCGCACACGCGCGATCGTAGGACGAACCCGTCCTTCTGGCGCGTCAACTTTACTTCGGTCCACGTTCCGCAAATCGGGCATTTCACTGAGTGGTCTCCATCCAAATTTGCGCCAAGTGTCCTGCACATTGGTCGCGGCTGCGTTGATGTACTTGAATTTAGGGTCTAGGATACGCGCTTTCATCTGATAGCCTCCTTTAGTAGTTCCACTCGTTCTCGCGCTGCACGCAGCATGGTATACCGCTGGTGCAGGCGCTCAAGGAACGTCACGCGGCGCGCGCCTTGGCGCTCGGCCTCCAGCAGCGCCAGCACCTCCTGCTCAGTGAGCAAATTTAGCTTTTTGTTTAGCTCGCGCCAGTGCATCTTTCTTCTCCAGTTGTTCTAAGGACTTCTTGAGCCGCTCCATGAGCCGGGCGGCCTGGTTGTACTGCTTGACGGCGATGCGGAACTGCGCCTTCGTCGAGCGGATTTTCTCTCGGGTTGTGTTCATTGCGGGTTGTCCTCTTCATCAAATGTCATGTCTGGCGGGTGCGGTATGTCGTCATGCACGATCACACCATCGACTGCCTCAATGTACCGTCCGCAGATCACGCAGTAATAGCCGTCATCCATTGTTTTTACCTTTTGGTTCACGCACACACGTATCTTCGTAGTTAAGAACATCTTGCAGCCGGTAGCGGATTAAGCCGCCAATCTTGAGATACCGCACTCCCTGCTTGAGTGACCTGTCTCGCTCAAGAGTTGCTTCGCTAACCTTCCAACGAAAAGCCACTTCTTCCTGTGTCATCAATTGCTCGGTCATTTCAGACTCTCCATTGCAATGTCGCTTAGGGCGCGCTTGTCATGGAGCGCGGCCCAGATTTTCTCATCGACCGTCTGGTTGGCGATCATGATGTAGCACCAGACGGCGTGGCGCTGCCCGGATCGGTGCAGGCGTCCGTTGGCCTGCTCGAACAGTTCGAGGGACCAGGGCAGACTGAGCCAGACGATGTGGTGGCCGCCGTGCTGGAGGTTGAGTCCGTGGCCGGCTGACTTGGGGTGCAGGCATAGAAGGCGTACTCGTCCGGCGTTCCAGTCATCAATGCTGTCAACCGTTCGGGCGTGAGGAAAACGTCGTTGCAGTTCATGTAGCTCCTCTACGAAATTGTAAAAAACAATCGTGTTGGCCTGCTGGTTCTCGGCCAGCAGTTCCTCAAGCCGGTCGAACTTGTGCCCGCTGAACCAGACCGGCTCTGGCGCGTAAACAAAGCCTGCGGCCATCTGCGACAGCTTTTGCGTCACCACGGCGGCGTTAACGGCCACCGCAGTCGCATCAGGAAAGCGCGTCACGAAGTCCTTTTTCATGTCCTCGTAGGGCTTGCGGTCGGGCAAGTCCATCCGCACCTCGACCGTGTGCAGCGGCGGCAACTTGTCCTTGTACTCGCCCGGCTCCAGCACGAAGGTGGCCGGCTTGATCCGCTCCATGACCAACTCTAGCGAGCCTGGGCGCGGCTGCCAGTCGCCGTACTCGCGGTTGACAAGGTAGAAGTACTGCTGCTGGAACGCACCCTTGCTGCGGCCCAGCAACTTCTGGTCGATGATCTTGCACTGCCCAAAGACGTCCTCCAGGCCGTTGCTGGTAAACGAGCCGGTCAGGCCCCAGCGGATGGGGAACTGGTCGATCATCTTGTGCAGCGCCTTGAACCGAGCGCCGCTTGGATTCTTCAGGCGTGTTAACTCGTCGAACACGATGCCGTCGAACGTGGTCAGGTTCTGCTCGGCCAGCCACTGGAGGTTGTCGTAATTGGTCACCACGATCTCCGACCAGTAGTCCATCGCCGTTTTGCGCTGCTGGGGCGTGCCAACGGCCACGCGCAGCTTTAGCTCAGGCGCCCATTTGGGCTGCTCCTGCGGCCAGACGCTGGTGGCGACCCGCAGCGGGGCGACAACGAGGAACCGCCTGACGTGTCCGTCGCGGATCATGTCGCGCATGGCCGCGAGCGTGATCGCCGTCTTGCCGGCACCGACCGGCGCCAAAATCATGGCGCGGTCGTGCTCGAACAGGAAGTCAGCCGCCTGCTCTTGATAGGGTCTTAATGAAGTCATCGACTTGCTCCTTTGACCACAGGCAGGCGTAGCGCTGGATCAGCCGCTCCATGTCCTTTGCAAATATTTTCTGTAGCTCTGACAGCCGGCCGCCTGGCGCCTTAAGTTCCACGAACCATGTGCTGCCGTCGGGCAGGCACACCACGCGGTCGGCCACGCCTCGGTGCGCGGGGCTGGTGAACTTGTACGCCATGCCGCCGATGGCCTTGACCTGGGCGACAAAGTACTTCTCGATGGTGGACTCTTTCATTTGAAATCGTCCCAATCATCGAACAGCGGCATTACATCGAGCGCCTTCTCAACCGCCTCAAGCGCTCGTTGCGTCTTGATCTCGTCGATTGGGAAAGGTAGAGTCGCCATGTGCAGCGCGTCCTGCGCCATCTTGAGTACCTCGATGATCTTTTCTTTGGTCATGTGTTCCCCCTTGCTCTGATTGCGGCTGCATATCGCTGCCCCCACAGCAAACCTTCTTCCTCGCACAACTTGGCACACTCCTCACGCTCTCGCTCTGCAACTTGCCATTCAAGCTCCTTGCTCAAGTCCTCAATGGTGTCGCCGTGGCCTGTAGCGTAGCTACGCTGCATCATCCATGCAGCAACCTTTTCACGCTCGGCAGCAGCGACAAGGGCAGCGAAGCGTTCGATCTGCGCTAGCGTATTAAGATGAAAGTCAAATGGGTTTTCATTCGGGCAAGTAATGATTGTTTCTTGCACCATATTAATGATGTCATCTCTGGTCATGCGTCCACCCATTTCCAGCCTAGCACTAGGCGTACACCCATGCGGTGCAGCCAGCAGGGCTTTTTCGTCAGATTAAATTGGACGTAGTCGGGCGCCTCTCCCAAGCGATAGCCGCCTACTGGTGGTGGTGGTGGCGGGGCGTGGAGCTTAAAAATGTGTTCGGTCATGTGTTCTTCTCCCGCAGCTTGGCTTCGACGGCTCGGGCAAACTTGCGAATCACGTGCTTAAACAGGGCCGAGGCTTCTCCATCCAGTTCCCGCCACTCTGCATCAATCTCCTCATCCGTCAGCCCAACCCAATCACGCTTGTAAATCTCGGCCTCTGGTATTGCCTGCTCGACCAGCTTGTGCTTGTTCAAGTCCCACCAGATTTTTGTCAGGTGTGTCGTCATGTGTTTTCCCCTTTTACTTTGTCGATGGCGGCACGGGCTGCATCATGGGCGCTCATTGCTTCTTCAATTTCATGCCCATCCCATTGGGCCTCAAGTAAATCTGTATCTGTTGGAAAAGAACGCATCAAACGCATCAGCGCCTTCAGCAGTTCAGGCGCGGCAGCGGCCAACTTCCAGTCTTGCTCTGTGACTGGTCCGATCAAGTCCCAATCATTGCAGCCCACATAGATGGCTTTCCACGGCCCCGGCGTGTGCTCGATCATGCTTTCCCCTTAATGCCGTGTGCGGCTTCTATGGCTCGGACAAACAATAGGATGTCCTCAAATGACACGCCATCAGGCCAATCGAATTCGTGAATTTGTGGATGCGTCAGCGGCTTGCGCTGTGGTGGGGATGTGTAAAGAGGTGTTGCCCCTTCAAACGGCTTTTCTGTGTGCGCTTGCAATCCATAACCTAGCCAGTAATTAGGCTCCTGCTCTGGCTGCGCCAGCCTCTCGCGCAGAGCGGGGATTAATACGGGGGCAGCGCACATGTCGAACACCTGCGTGTCACCTGTCCGGTGCAAACTCTCCAGCGCCTCCAACACTTCATGCATCAGTTCTCTGTCAGTCATTTCCTTTTCTCCTTCCTCTGCACGCTGCGCTTGTGCATCGGCATCACAGGCATCTCTGTGGCGTAGTCTTGCGGTACGCCCCCATAACTTGCGCCATATGCTGCACTAGGCTCCACCCCTTGCTTGCGCTTCTCATTGACGATGCGGCTTGACTGATATGCACTGCGCCGGGATTTTTCCAAGTCCTTCAGGTTGATCTGTGGCTTGTAGTTGTCAAGATCAAACGGGTTGTTCATGCGATCACCTGCTCAAGTGCAGCGATCAACTCTTTGACCTGCTCTTTGGTCAGCGTAACGTGCATGCTTCCGTTAGAGGTAAAAGTGTGCATCCAAAAGCCATCATGGCAAATGTCCACAATCACCGCGTCGCGGCTATTGATGCTGATACGAATTGCTTCCATACGGTACTCCAGTTGATTGATTGGGCGCCCATCATAGCGGGTAAAAAACTTTTGCACAACTATTTTTTTCTGTGCTATGATGACGGCTCAACAACTAAAGGAGAGTTCAGTGCAGCACTCATCAATCGTCGGCGGTAGCACCGCCAAGCGCGTCATCAGTTGCCCCGGCTCTGTCAAGCTGGTGCAAAAAATGCCCCCGCAGCCGTCGAGCAAGTACGCCGACGAGGGCAGTATGCTACATGAGGCCATCAGCACCATCTTGTCTGATGGCACTGTGCGCGCAGGCATGTTCAAACACAAGGATCAACTACTGACACAGGAGCTATACGATGAAAAAATTGTTCCCGCAATGGACGCTCTCGACGAGATCGATCCCGACGGTGAGTTGGTATACAAAGTGGAAACGCGCGTCGAGTTCGGCGATCTTCTGCCTGGCGTGTTCGGTAGCACCGATCTTATTGGCCGCCTTGATGGTCGAGCCATCATTCTTGACTGGAAGTTCGGTTCAGGCGTTCCAGTCGCAGCCGAGGAAAACGCCCAACTTCTGTTTTACGCGGCCGCTGCGATGCGTACCGAGTCAGCCAAGTGGGCCTTCGAAGGAGTAACCGAGGTCGAGTGCATCATCGTCCAGCCGCCAGCAATTCGGCGCTGGAAGACCACCGTCACCCGCGTCAAGCAGTTCGAGCATGAGTTGATGATGGCCGTTAAGACCGCGCTGCGCGACGATGCTCCTCTGGCGCAGGGCGACCACTGCCGCTGGTGCGCGGCCAAGCCGATCTGCCCGCAGATGACAGGCGCTGTGGACCGTGCGCTCAAACAACAACTTGTGAATCTGGATGTTGACACGCTCGGGAAATACCTGAAAAATGCCGACCTCTTGGAAGACTGGATCAAAGACTTGCGTGCGCTGGCCTTCGGGATGCTTGAGAAAAATGTCCCGGTGCCGGGGTATAAACTTGTACAGAAGCAAGCAAGACGCAAGTGGACCGATGAACAGGAGGCGCGTAAAGCACTCTTAGGCATGGGTCTGAAAGAATCTGTCGTCGTCGAGACTTCGATCATGTCACCGGCGCAGGCCGAGAAGGCGCTCAAAAAGCGCTTTAGCGAACTGCCCGAGGACTTGATCAAGTCCGAGTCGTCAGGTACGACGCTCGCCCCGGAGGATGACCCCCGGCCAGCGGTGCAGTCGTTCATCGGGCTGTCAAAGGCCCTTTCTAAACTGTAATGGAGTTTGTATGTCCAATATCGTAAAGTTCTCTGGCGCTAATCTGCCCGCTGTCACTTCCCTGTCCACTGCGCTCCGCACCATCGCCAACGATGTCAGCGCCTCTACTACGGCCATCATCAAGATGGACCGCACGGGGCACTGGGTTTTTGGCGCTGATCAGACTGAGGTTGAAGACGGCGCCCGCTGGGCGGTCAACCCCTTCTCGTTCGTTCACGGCTTCATTGCCTGGGGCGACGGCGAGGTGTTGGCTGAAAAGCTGGTGCCTGTCACCGAGCCGCTGCCTGAGTTGGACGCTGCGCCTCCTGGCGCGAAGAAGGGCTGGGAGCCGCAGACGGGCTTGAGTCTGAAGTGCATCAGCGGCGAAGACGCCGGCATGGAAGCGCGGTTCACCACGACCTCGGTCGGTGGCCGCAAGGCTGTGCAGGCTTTGGCTGTGGCGATTGCCGCGCAGGTGGAGAAGGATCAGTCCAAGCCGGTGGCCATCATCCACCTCGGCAAGGATCACTACACCCACAAGAGCTACGGCCGTATCTTTACGCCCGTGTTCGAGGTGGTGGAGTGGGTCGGCATGGACGGTGAGGGCGCATCTGAGCCTGAAGCCGCGCCTGCCGCTGCTGGTCGTCGTCGTCGTGCGGCCTGATTGAGAATAGGGGCCGAAAGCGGATGCTGTGCCACGCAAGTGGCTGGAACACAGCAGACGCAAGTAGGCCCCGCCTTTCCTCATGAAAGTTCTCATAGCCTGTGAATACTCAGGCGTTGTGCGTGACGCTTTCCTCAAGCGCGGGCATGACGCGATGTCCTGCGATCTGTTGCCGACAGATGCGCCAGGGCCACACTACCAAGGTGATGTGTTCGACATCATCAACGACGGTTGGGATCTGATGGTCGCCCACCCGCCTTGCACTTATCTATCCGTCAGCGGTATGCACTGGACGACGCGGGGGCTGCGCGATCCGCAACTGACTGAGGACGCGCTGGCTTTCGTGCGTCGGCTGATGGCCGCGCCAGTCGAGCGCATCGCCATCGAAAACCCGATCAGCGTCATCAGCAGCCGCATCCGCAAGCCAGACCAGATCATTCAGCCGTGGTGGTTCGGCCATGACGCAAGCAAAAAGACTTGCTTGTGGCTCAAGAACCTGCCGCCGCTCACGCCGACCGATATGCTACCAGGCGACGCCAAGACGCGCAGAGGCAACCAGACCGCCAGCGGCCAGAACAAACTGCCGCCGAGCAAGGACCGCTGGAAGATCAGATCGGCCACCTATCAGGGCATCGCTGACGCGATGGCGGCGCAATGGGGGTGATCCTCTGGGTTGACTTCGAGACGCGCAGTCGAGTCGATCTCGGCGCCAAAGGCGTTTACAACTACGCGCAGGATACCTCGACTGACGTCTTGATGATGTCCTACGCCTTCGACGACGATGAGGTCGTGACGTGGCTGCCCGGCCAGCCCTTTCCTGATGCGGTGCGGCAGCATACCGGCCCCATCTACGCCCACAACGCCGCCTTCGAGCGGCTGATCTTTTGGTACGTCTTGCAGATACCGTTCAAGCTGGAGCAGTTTGTCTGCACCGCCACGCAGGCGCGCGCCAACTGCGCCCCCGGCTCGCTGGAGGACGTGGGCCGGTTCGCCAGCGCCAGCATGAAGAAGGACCACCGTGGCGCGCAACTGATCCGACTGCTGTCGATCCCGCAGGCCGATGGCAGCTTCCGCGAGGACGCAACGCTGCTGGCCGAGATGATCCAATACTGCGAGCAAGATGTGCGGGCCATGCGCGAGATCAGCAAGGCCATGCGGCCACTGTCTGCTGACGAGTTGCTGGACTACCACGTCAACGAGCGCATCAACGACCGTGGCGTGCTGGTGGACGTGCCGCTTGCCAAGGCCGCGATGCGCTACGCCCAAGCCGAACTGATCGAGATCGAGGAGCGCGTGGCAGAACTCACCGACGGCGAGATCACCAGCGTACGCTCGCCTAAGATGCGCGAGTGGGTGCTGGCGCGTGTTGGCGAGCAGGCCAAGAAGCTGATGTTCGTCAACGGCAAGTATTCGATTGACAAGACTGTGCGAGCAAACCTGCTTGCGATGGGAGACCCTGATGAGATACCGAGCGCTGTTGCCGAGGTTATACAGTGCGCCGACGACCTCTGGGCGTCGTCAGTTGCGAAGTTCAGCCGCATGGCAGACTTGGCAGACGACGAGGATTGCCGAGTCCGTGGCGCTTTTGTCTTCGCTGGGGGTGCCGCCACTGGTCGTGCATCGAGCTATGGACTTCAAGTGCATAACTTCGCTCGCAAGTGCGCTAAGGAACCTGATGCGGTACGAACCGCTATGGTCCGAGGCCACGATATCGTTCCACGATTCGGACGCCGCGTCACAGATGTTCTACGGGGAATGCTCAGGCCCGCACTGATACCGGCCAAGGGAAAGCACTTCGTCGTCGCCGACTGGTCGGCCATCGAGGGGCGCGTCAACCCCTGGCTGGCCGCCAGCAGCGCAGGCGAGGCCAAGCTGGACGTCTTCCGCAAGAAGCTCGACCCCTACAAAGTCAACGCCGCTGCGACCTATGGCGTGGCATATGAGGACGTCACTGGCGAGCAGCGGCAGGTCGGCAAGGTGCAGGAGTTGGCGCTCGGCTTTGCCGGTGGCGTCGGGGCGTTTGCTGCGATGGGCCGCGCCTACGGCGTGCATATCGAGGAGGCCCAGGCCCGACGCATCGTTGACGCTTGGCGCCGCGCTAACCCGTGGTCAGTGCCGTTCTGGCAGCAGTTAGAGGAGGCATACACCAGGGCGATGCGGAACAAGGGCCATGAGTTCAGCGCAGGGCGCGTGGCGTACCTGTTTGACGGTCTGCACCTGTGGTACGCGCTGCCCTCGGGTCGCGTGTTATGCTACCCCTACGCTCGGCTGGAAAGCGATGGGGTGACTTACGCCAAAGCAGCGTGGAAACCAGCCGCAGACGCCACAGAGTGGCCTCGCGCCCGCCTTTGGAAGGGTCTGGCCTGCGAGAATATCACCCAAGCCACCGCCAACGACATCCTGCGCCATGCGCTGCGCGTAATGGAAGCCGAGGGGCTAGAAATTACGCTCCATGTCCACGACGAAGCAGTCGTCGAGACAGATAAACCCGAAGAAGTCAAGCAGGCGATGGAGCGTATCATGTGCTCCCCGCCGGCGTGGGCTGAGGGCCTGCCCTTAGCCGTTGAGGCCAATACCATGACGAGGTATGGTAAAGGCTAAAAGAAAACGCCCGGTGGCTGCCGGGCGCAAATCCCAAGGAGAACGCGATGGAATTTCTGGAGTATATGTCAAGTCTGGCGCCGGAGGGCGAGACGTTTCTGATTGTCAGGCAAAAGCCACAGGGCGGCGCTTACGCCGATGGGCTGCCTAAATGCACATGGCCAGCGTTCCTGCCCTCGCACCGCATGAAGGCCGGCGAGTCGTGGTACGGTAACACCGCTTCGTTCATTCTCGACCGCATGGGCGAGCGTCCGAGCGCCAGCGCCGCCAACTGCGAGTACGTTCTGGTGCTGGTGCTGGACGACATCGGGACCAAGAGTAAAACCCCGCCCCTACCGCCGACTTGGATCATGGAGACCAGCCCCGGCAACTACCAATGGGGCTATGCGTTTACCGAGGAGCAACCAACCAAGGCCGAGTTCAGCGCGGCCATCACGGCGATTGCCGAGGCCGGCTACACCGACGCTGGCGCGCTTAACCCGGTTCGCAACTTTCGCCTGCCCGGCTCGGTCAACATCAAGCCTGGGCGCGAGGGATTTGTCTCGCGGCTGGTCGAATTCACACCAGCTAGGCAATACACACTAGGCACTATTTGCGAGGCCTTGGGCGTGGTGCCCGGCGAGGCCAGCGAGGCGTTTAGGCCCATTCAAGTGGCTGACGACGGCAAGGACGACGTGATGGCGTGGCTCTCGGACCAAGGGCTGGTGCTGCGCCGCACAAATGGAGAGGGCTGGGCCGGCGTGGTCTGCCCCAACCATGCCGAGCATACCGACGGATCGCCCGAGGGCCGTTACAACCCCGCCATGAGGGCCTACTGCTGCTACCACGGCCATTGCACGGAGTTAGATAGCGGCACGTTTCTCGACTGGGTGGCGGCCAACGGCGGGCCTAAGCACGCCCCGGGCCTGCGCGATGAGCTACTGGTCGATGCGATGGCCGGCGCTGTTGCGAAACTCACGCCCAACGAGGCGTTTCCCGATGTGGCCGCGCAGCTTGTCGAGGCGACCGAAAAGCGCCAGATCGACCGAGTCGAGCGCGAGGGCTGGTACGAGCGCTTTGCGTACATTCAAGAAGGCGATATGTACTTCGACCTTGAGGGCCGAACCGAGATCGCCCGCCAGACTTTCAATGCCTTGTTTCGGCACGTCGCCTGCTATTCGATCCACCCGAGTAAAACCAAGCGCCGCATCGAGGCGTCGGTCTGCTACGACGAGAACCGGCAGGCCAAGGGCGCCCTGACCCTGGCCGGCGTGACGTATGCGGCCGGCGAGGGCGTGCTGGTCGAGCGGCAGGGGCAGGACTACGGCAACCGATGGGTGAACCGGCGCCCTGCGACCGTGCCGGGTGACGCCTCGCCTTGGCTGCGGCACGTCGAGCGCATGATCCCGGACCCTGTGGAGCGCGAGCACGTCCTCAACGTGATGGCGTACAAACTGCAAAACCCCAACCGCAAGATCAACCACGCCGTGCTGCATATCGGCCATCCGGGGTCAGGCAAGGACACCATGTGGCAGCCGTTCCTGTGGGCCATCGGTGGCGCTTCACTGGCTAATGTGTCCGTCGTGCGTAACGAAGAGGTCACCTCGCAGTGGGGTTACGCCCTCGAAGCCGAGGTGATGGTCTTTGAAGAACTGCGACAGGCCGAGGCCAAGGATCGTCGGGCGCTGGAAAACCACCTGAAACCCATCATCGCAGCGCCGCCAGAGTACCTCCAAGTCAACCGCAAGGGCTTGCACCCATACCAAAGTCTAAACCGGGTCTTTGTATTGGCCTTTTCGAATGAGCGCGTGCCCCTGTCGCTGCCCTCGGACGATCGGCGCTGGTTCGTGACCTACTCCGAGGCCCCGCGCATGACTGAAACCCAAGGCCGGGCGATCTGGAACTGGTATGCAGCCGGCGGCGTGGCCGTGGCGGCTAACTGGCTGGCTCAACGCTCAGTGGCCGACTTTAACCCAGGCGCAGCCCCGCCCGAAACCGAAGCGAAGGCCATCATGGTCGAGCATGGCCGCTCGACGGCCGAGTCTTACCTGATCGAGCAGATCCGAAACCGAACCGGCGAGTTCGCCAAGGGCGCTATCGGATCGCCGTTCTATACTCTTTGCGATCGGCTGGCCGGCCAGGCGCCGGCTGGCGTGAAGGTGCCCCAGGCAGCGCTTATGCACGCGCTCAAAGAGGCTGGCTGGGTTGATATGGGCCGCATACTGTCGCAGGAACTGAGCAGTCGCAAGCACGTCTATTGCGCCCCTGAACTGGCCGGCAGGTCTAAGTCGGAACTGCGCCGGCTGGTGGAGGATAGCCCGGCGCCGACGATGGTTAGAGTGAAATGAAAAAAGGCCCCGATTGGGGCCTTATCTTTTACCTAGAATCACCCTCAACAAGAGGGCCACTACTGCATAGACCATGCTGCGCTTTCCTCTATGTTTGCGATTATGTCGTCGTTGAGCAAAGGCAGGATATCAACCCCTCCGACCTTGGCCGTAATTAGATAGGCGGCCGGCGAAAACGGCGGGTCTGTCAATGTGGCGCGCTGGCCGGCGTCATACTCAAGCTCACAGTCAAGCTCGATCGCACCGTGGTGGTACAGGTGCGTTATTGTTCGCATAGTTCCTCCACCTCCGGGATTGACGGGTCCAACATGGGCGCTGGCCGGTCGGCGTGCTCATAGGTCAGGATTTTGTCTGTCGAATTGCCAACAAAAAGATACCGATTCAGGCTTACATAAGCGCTAATGTAGTCGGCCGTGCTCATGCCCGCGTAAAACGCGGGATAACTGCGCTTGCTGCTATCGTGCTCGCGTTTTGCTGGCTTGCTTTTGGCAAACTTGCGCCCTTTGCGCCCCTTGGACTTGTCAATCAGGGCTAAAAGCTCGCGCGTGCTTTCGGCGTTTTCGGGTTGGACGGTCAGAGTCGCGCGATTGTGGGTAATGGTTATCATGGTTTCATGCTCCAGAAATAAACGAAAAAGGGACCGAAAAAC